AGTGACTTCGGCCGGCGTGAACATGAGCTTGCCGGTCTCAGGATCGATGATCGACAACTGACAGATCGAGGCGCGGATATTCGCCAAGTTCCGGTCCTTGCCCTTGCTGCCCAGGACGCGGACCTCGTACTCGTCGCGGGCGCGGCCGGTCAGCGTCTGTACCGTGACGGCGCCGCCCCATTCGGGAACTTCGACTACACGGCGGGTCAGGTCGTCGGCGGATAGGATCTGGTCTTTCGTTAACTGCGTGGTGCTGGTCATGTGGTGCTTTCCTTTTTACTTGGACTTCGTTTTTGTTTCTTTAATGATCTCAACGAGCTTCGCTTCAGCCCATTTCTCCGCGAGTGCCCGAGGAACCGGCCGGACCTGGCCTTTCGACCCGATCCGGTTACGGTTCTCCAGCACCTTGACTTGAACAGTCTTCATCTGCCCTCTCCTGGTGCGGTGAGAAGTTGTGGTTACATCAACCCCACGGCGATCAGGCAGCCGGGGTAAGCGTCACGTTGCCGGTGATCTTGATCTCGGCGGTGAACTCCATGACCGTTTCCAACTCATCGGTGAGGCTGAAGTTGGTCATGAATCCGCTGAACTCCCACGCTGCCGCCGTGGCATCGCCCGCGAACAGCGGGAACGTCACCGTGATGGTCTCGGCAACGGCGTCGATGATCGGCAGTGTGTCGGGGTTGAAGTGCCCGGTGACTTCCAGCGTGCCGGGGTCGGACAGGTCGCCGGGAATGAACGTCCGGTTGCCGAACGTGCTGGCGCCGGGTGCCGCCGTGCCCATGTGGCTGGTCTCAAGCGCCTCGCGGGCGATATCGTCCAGGCTCAGTCCGAGCAGGTTGAAGGCCCAGGCGCTGGTTCCGAAACCAACCGTTGTTCCTGTGCCAATGTCTACTAGTGTACCAGCCATGGTACGCCTCCTGTTTTACGGGAACACTGGCACCGACTGGACGAACCATAAGGATACGTCAATCCGGTCACCGAATGTGCCCTCTTGTGACCCGTCTGTCGGGTCGATGAAATCGTCCGAATTCTGCTCCACTCGGGCGCGACGGACGATTGTTGAGCCCATCACGCCGATGAAACCATCGAACGCATTACGAACAGCCTCTGCAACTGCATCCAGGCTGGCGGCTGTGTCTGACCAGCAGGAAATCTCGTAGGTTGCTCGGGCGAGCTTCGATGCCGCGAGCATGTGATGCTCTGAGCGATTATCGATCCGCTCGAACGTGATATAGGGGAACGTGGCGCGACTGGTCGCCAGGTTCGGATAGATCCTGGTCTCCGTCAACGCGATGATGCCGGCGTTCGTGCTCATGTAGGTGTAGATGTCTTCTTTCAGGCTCACTTGCCTGCCTCACGTTCTATGCCGGCCGCGATGTCCCGCTTCAACTGCGACATCACCCGGTCTTGTTCCTGCGCCAGGGCATCCTTCAAAAAGCGCCGCTCCCTGGTCTTGACGTTGCCGAGCTCCTGGCCGGCCGGGTAATAATACTTTTTCGGATCGGCCGCGATGCCCATCTGCTGCCTGGTGCCGGTCGAAATGATGTGACCGACCCGGCGCCGGCTGCGCTTCATTGCTCTGACCCGTATGTTTTGCTTCAACCGTCCTGTGCTGCCGCGAGGCGCTTTCGCCTTCGCCGGCCGCGCTATTGCTTTTGCTGCGTCCCTGGTGGCCTTGCGGACCACCTTTTTCTGTGTCGTTATCGGCAGGGCTCGCAACTTCTTTTGGAGCTCGGGCGCACCGAGCATGCTTATTGAAATGAATTTAGGCATCGCTCCCTGGGAGAACGATCTCGGGCACGTCTGATGCCGTGACGGGTTCCAGGTCCGAGTCCGAAATCAGCCAGAGAATCCCACGGATGATGTAGGCCGGCACTTCCGCCAGGTCGCCGTTGTCGAGCTTCAGGTCGGCCAGCGACAGGCGAGTCTTCCCCTTGTACTTGATCTTCGTCTGCAGGACGTTCTGGTACTCGCGTTCGAATTCCTGGCCGGCGGCAGCGCGGGTGAAGCGTTCGCTGCGGGCGGCATCGGTTTTCTCGTCCGGCTGGTGCTGCGGGCTCTTGTCCAGTCCGTGGCGGGACGCCAGTTTCAGCCGGGCCTTCTCCAGGGTCTCGCAGTAGCGGGTCAGATCACTCTGGATCTGCGCCACCCTCAGGCAGGTGATGCCTTCGTACTTCAGCCCCTTGAAAACGATCTCGGACTGGTCGTCGCCGGTCTTCACCGTCACGGGCTGGTCAAGCTGCTCCAGGGCGCGACTGGCGGACAGGATCTGATGATAGGTTGCGTCGATCGGATTGCTCATGATGTCGGGGTGCTCCTTTTTGGTGTAGGTGCTTCGGTTGTTGGCTTTCGGTAATGATAGTCGCGAAAAAGATTTCTGCCACTAATCGACGTCAATCGCCCCGTCGTAACGGTCAAGCAAATTCAGGGCATCGTAGATCGCACCACGCTCGTCCTTGCCGGCGGCGCGGGTCTTGGCGCCAAAGATGTCGGCGAAGGCGGGGACCGTCCCGGCCTCGGTGACGGTTTCCACCGCATCAATCCGGTGTTCCTCAAGCCATGGGGTGTTGTCAACGACAGCCGCAGCTGCTGCCGTGGGGTACACCGCCATCACCACGCGCACAGCATTGTTCTTGTAATCAAACTCTGCACTGCGTATGCGGTGATAGGCGTTGGCGTGCGTGCTGCCATGCGGGGATGTGGTTGATATCTTGAGTGCCATTGGTGCTCTCCTTATGCGAGTAAGCCGGTTGCCTGCAGGTCAGCGATCAGAGCTGCGAGGACATTGTTGTTGTTTAGTGTGGTGGCAGACGCCGATGCCAGAAGGGTTCTGTCTTCGACAACCGCTGCATTTCGTGTGTACGCCGCGCTGGTGAACAGTTTGACAATACTGCCGTCTTCTGTCCTGAAGTGCGGAGCAGCATTGCCGGCCACGATGTCATCGGAATACATCAGGAAGTTGTCAGCAACACCCCCTGTCGGCGCCGTGCCGCTGAGTATGTGAACCGTGTTAGTTGCGTTTGCCGCGTTGGTATTGCCACCACCAATAAAGAAGTTTCTTACATTGTCAACAGCAATGCCATTCGTGCCACCCGCGCCTATCGTTATCCATCGACCAGTCGGGGAGTGAATGATGCGCCCGTCTGTGCTGCCGTTGGTCGGATCTCCAAAGTAGATCGCCTGTGAATTGGCTGTCGGGCACAAGAGCGTCAGAGCCATCGACCCGCTGTGCTCAAACGTGGCTACTGTCGAACCTAGCGAGGTGACTGAGCCGGCACTACCACGATGCACATGGAAAAAGTTGTCGGGAGCCCCGACAACACCGAAAGCATATCCACCAGTAGAGGTGATACGAAGTCGCTCAGTGCCGCCGGTCGAAACGGCCCAGGTATCGCCAGTGGGAGAAAACACGCCTGTATTGTCATCGCCAGAGAAGGAATAAATCGGGTTGGCCTCTGCGCCCAGGGCGCCCAGGATCTGAGGCGTGGCGTTGTTGTTCGTGCTGAAGATGAACGTACCACGGGCAGAGACATACAACGGGAACACGTCAGAGCCGACATTGACGGTGTCGAGTTCCAGCAGGTTGCCGGTCTGGCCGCCGCCGCTCGCAACGTGGCGCAAGCGTAGACCGTGGGTCGGGAGGGTGCCGCCCCAATCCCAGGACTGAGCATTGACACCATTGCTGATGCTATTGCCGGCCGTCGCGGCCGTGAGATTCGATAGCGGCGCGGCCGAGATCGATGTCAGTTCGACATAGGCGCCGCCATTCTCCGAGACTTGGAACGTATTGGAACTGCTGTCGAAGTACAGCCGGCCTTCACCGCTCGCCGACACTGCCGGCGCAGCGATCGCTGGCGTGGTCAAGAACGTGTCCTTGAACTGCATACCTTCGAGGTTGACACCGTTGCCGCTCTGAAACTCGGTGATCGAGTCCACGGAGATAGCGGTGCCGGCGGTGTAGAGGGTCATCGTTACGGTGTGCTCACGATCCGGTGGCGTGAAGTTACCGCCAATAGGATAGACACACGTTCCTTTAACCCACCGCAATTCATCGAAGTTCGCGTCAGCCACTTCCGTGCCGGCCGTTGAACTGGCGCCGATCGCCAGGGGCGCCGAGTCGTTGTCCATGTCGGTATCGACCAGGCTGGCGCTGGCGGTCTGGTAAATGCCGTCCCGCCAGACGGCAAACTGTCCACCGCGGCGGCCGAACGCGATATGATGCCAGCCGCTTATGCTGAAATTGCTGTTGAAGTTCTCACGCTGCACGCCGCCGGCCTGGTCCCATAACTGGAACTGGTCAACGCCCGACTGCCGGGTGTGCATGAACTGGTATCCGTCGGTGCCGCCGGTGGTCGCACAGAGCCACCCCTGGGAGGTGTTATCCGGAAGACCGTTGAAATAGACCCAAAGGGATACCGTAAAGTCGCCGCTGCCGGCGGCGCCCAGGTTCCAGTTTGCGTGGGCAGGAACTTTGACCCAATCGTCCGTGCCATCGAGAAAGAGAGAGTGAGATCCGAACTTTGCGGGCGATGCCGCCGTCGTGGCGCCGTTCTGCGCGGCCGGCGTGTGATTGCCAGTGGCATCCGTGAAGTTGCCGTTGAAGTGCAGCAGCATGTCTGCCGTGACCGAGGTAACGGCGATCGGACGGCCATCGTCGGCCGGTGCCAGATCGTCGCGGTTGGTGTCGATCGTGCGATCGATCAGGCGATCGGCACTCCAGGCAGATGTGGTGGCGCCGACACCGGCGGTGTCATCGATCGTGGCGCCGCCGCCCAGGTCGGCGATGCTCTGTGCTGTAACCCTTTTGAGGGCGTTCGTATCGTCAATGTCAGCCATCAGGAGCAGGTCACCGGCGGCGACTGTCCCGGCAGTCGTGCCGGCAATGTCAACCACCAGGGCGCGGGTGGCCGCGATGGTCCCGCCGCCGGACAGGCCGGACGTGCTGGATGCCGTGCCGATCGTGACCACTGTATGATCAACATGCTCGTTACCGTCGAAGTTCAAGAGCGAATCGTGATCGATCGCCGCAGCGTGCTGCGTGACATTGCTCGCAGCCACCAGGGCATCGGCGAACGTGCCGGACGTGATGTCGCCGGCAGCGTGGCTGTGACTGGCGGCAGCCTTGCCACTGTCCAGGGTGTCCAGGGCGTCCTTCACGAACGCACCGACGACACCGGAATCGTTGTCCACCTCGCTGGCGTCATAGTCGCTGGCAGCGGCAACGACAGCACCAGTCCGGCCGAACACCGAGGACACGGCATCGGTCGCCAGGTCGGCGATGCTCTGTGCCGTTACTCTTTTCAGGGCGTTCGTGTCATCGATGTCAGCCATCAGAATGAGGTCGCCGGTGGCGATGGTCCCGGCAGTCGTGCCGGCGATGTCAACCACCAGGGCGCGGGTGGCCGCGATGGTCCCGCCGCCGGACAGGCCGGACGTGCTGGATGCCGTGCCGATCGTGACCACTGTATGATCAACATGCTCGTTACCGTCGAAGTTCAGGAGCGAGTCGTGGTCGATCGCCGCAACGTGCTGCGTGACATTGCTCGCAGCCACCAGGGCATCGGCGAACGTGCCGGACGTGATGTCGCCGGCAGCGTGGCTGTGGCTGGCAGCAGCTTTGCCACTGTCCAGGGTGTCCAGGGCGTCCTTCACGAAGGCGCCGGTCACACCGGAATCGTTGTCCACCTGGCTGGCGTCATAGTCGCTGGCGGCCGCGACGACGGCACCAGTCCGGCCGAACACGGAGGACACGGCACCACCGCCGCCGCCATTGGTCTGGACCCATACGGCCGCGGCCGCCGTGGCATCGACGCAGACGTAGGTGTCCTGGGCAACCGTGTCGGTCCAGTCAGAGCCGACACCGTAACCGGCCGTCGAATCATCCGAGGCACCAGGCGCAGCGCTGGCGGCGTGGTTGTCGGTCCGCACCTGGTACGATGTCGCGCCGTCGCGGATCAGCGTGCCAGTGTTGACGCCGGTAAAACCCAGGGCGACCAGGGCGTCGGCCGCGCTCTTGGATTCCGTCGTGCGATCGCCAGTCGCGAATACAAGTTCGCCTGATGTGAAAGCCATGTCGGTCCTTACGGGTTCGTCGGGATCGGCGTTGTCACCTGATCACCGTCGTCGTTGAGCACTATCGCACCGTCATCGTTGAAGACAACGGCGTCAATGGTTGATGAGGTATATGTTGCTGGTTCTTCAAGACAGAGGATTTCTGTAGAGATGTCTCTTTCGTCGGGATTGAGGATACCCTTGATATTGAAGACCCGCCCTGCGTGTTCAAAGCGCATTTCAGGTAAGAGTCCGACGTAGTTTCGGAGAATGACTTTGTGGGTAACTCTGCCTTCAACACGGTTCGCTTCCTCCAGTTCGTTGGCGCGTAGCGGCCGGATCTCGCCCCACCGCTGCGCCGTGGTTTCCCAACTCTCTATAACATCGCCGTATGCGCTTCGGGTCTCTGCGGCGATCTGGATGTTGATTCGCTGTCGTAATTTGCCGGCACGCACATTATATCTCCAGGTTCCGGTACGTCCAGAGCAAAGTCTTCGCCGCGTTCGGTAGCTCGGTGGCGCCTTCGCCCACCACTACTTCCTCGCGGTGTTCGTGCAGGTGGCCGAGCTTCAGCTTGATTGCCGCCCTGATCGCCTGGGGCACGGCAGCAGCGGCGCCGTAGCCGGCAACATACTCGATCTCGACAGCCTTGATCTGTGCCAGGGTCGTCGGCCACACCTGGCCATCGTCCAGGTAGATCCGGCCGGGCTCGGAGTCGGTGTCCACAACATAGACCGAGGTGGCCACCGTCTGCTGAGTGTTGGTCTCGTCCAGGTAACGGATCGCTGTCACCGACTGCAGCGGCGGCCGCGGCAGCAGGATCGGGCAGGCAGGAAAGAAGTCTCGGAACGTCTTGAACGTTGCCGTCACGAACTGCCGACGGGTGAAGGATTCGGCGGATTCCGTCGCGGCAGTGATCAGCGCCGTGATGAGATCGTTCTCATCGGGGATGTCAACGCGGAGGTGCGCCTTGCCTTCGGCCAGGGTAATCG